TCGGCGCTGCTCATATCCTGGACCATTCGGTTGGCTTCGAAGGAGAATGGGTCGACGGATCGTGGGAGTCCATGCGTATCGGAGGACCTACCGGATACGAACGTCTTCGAAAGAAGATCGTACTTCCGAACGAAATCGATTGGTTTGGGTCTAGGGTCCTATCGACCTTCGCCAACGAACAGTGGTCTAACCAGTCCACATCAACTAGGCAGTTCGCAGCACTTCGAATGGGATGGACTCCGAGACTACCTCAAAACGTCGGAATCTGGATCCATGCACGGTCCTCCGCGCGATATTACGGATGCATCAAGCGAAACGAGGGCGCCGTAATGGAGGTTGGAACCAAGCAGCAGGGCGTGTGTCCATACGTCTTCGTGCGGTGACATATTTGTAGAAAAAGGGGCTATATTTATGGATCCATGGATGCAAGTCCTACTCTCCGTTGTGGTAGCTCTCATTTCTTCCAACGGCATCTGGCTGTATTTCAGCAAGAGATCCGACAAGAATGACGCCCATACGAAGCTGATGCTCGGGCTTGCTCATAACCAGATCATTGAGCAGGGTATGCTCTACATCGATCGTGGTTACGTCACCAAGGACGAATACGAGGACTTCGTGAAGTACCTATATTCGCCTTATGCAGTCTTCGGAGGTAATGGCCTCGCGGAGAAGATTTTCAAGGAGGTCACAAACCTCCCTATTCGTCGAAAGGAAGACGATGACTGACAAAGTTTACAACATCCTCAAGTACTGCGCGCTGGTGGCGTTGCCGGCGTTCGGTACTTTCTACACGACGGTGGCCACCCTATGGGGATGGTCATACGTCGCGGAGGTTAGCGGCACGATTCTGGCGTTCGACACTCTTCTGGGTGCGTTCGTCGGTATTTCCTCTGCTCGGTACCAGCCGGCAGTGGATGGGGTCCTTCACGTTAACCCCAACACCCAGGAAACGTATGCTGCACTCACCACTCCTACCGACACGGTTGTCTCGAACGGCACGATGCTTCTGAAGGTGCAAGAGAGTCCTGACATGTGACGCAAGGAAAACTAGGGGCATAATGAGATCTACAGAAAGGATATCTCATGACCGATGAAAACCTCACCCTCGACGACATCGAGCAGGACCTCATCAATCAAGTTTACAGCTTGGATGCGGACGATCCTAAGACTACCATCGCCATCGAGAATCTCAAGACGATTCATCAGATCAACGAAAAGCCCGACCCGGTTTCTCGTCGTCTGATCCCGTCTGGAGATTCGATCGTCGGCGCGGTCTGTTCGATCGCTGGCATCCTAGCAGTGCTTAATTATGAGCAACTGCATCCGCTTGCGTCTAAGGCTGTCGGATTCATCACTAAGATCCGCCTCTAGACCAAAAACTTAAGGACTCCTAAAAAACAGGGGTTCTTAAGTTTTTCGCAGGTTTTGCATGGGCTATAATGAGAAGACACCAACTCTGAAAGGACCCGCCATGTTCGAAATTATGTTCACCATACTCCTCGTCTTCCTATGCTTGTGGCCGAGGAATATTCTGTTCCGATGGATGCTCATGCGACTGTTCGTCATCAATTGACACTCTCCTCTCATAGCCCGCAAGGGTTATGAGTTTTTCGCATGATTTACACGGAGTATAATGAGACCTATACATACTCCGAAAGGAACCATCATGCACGCCGTCGCACTCTTGCTGATCCTACTCTGCGCGTACCTGATTTTCAAACTCCTCGTACAGAAGGACGAACTCAAGAAGAAAGATATTGAGATTCGCTACCTTCACGAAGAGCTCGATCGGTACCGCGAAGAACAGGGTTCTGCATATTCTACCGCGTACAGAAACTTCCTCAGTTCGTATGAGATCTGAAAGCCTTTTAGCCCCTAACAAGGGCTATAGGTTTTCGAAGTCGCATAAATTACAAGGGCTATAATGAGAAGACATACAACTCTGAAAGGAACTCTCATGACCCTCAAGAAGTCCCAGATCGCCTTCATTGTTCTCGGTAGCATCGCCGCTTCCGGCATCCTCTCCTTCGCCATCCAGAAGGGAATGGAAGCCTACTACGGCCCTGAATACCGCGATCTCTGCAAGATGTATCGCGACATCGCCCGCGGTCGCTGACCACTATCAGACCAACCCAACTCACGCCTATAACCCCTAACAAGGGTTATAGGTTTTTCACATAGAAGGAGCAACTATGTTCAACGGACCCAAACCCATTCACCGATACGTCAAAGTGGTATCTTTCGACGAACTCTGCGTTCTCCTGCAGAGGCTACAGCCAAACGGATGGGCAGTCTACGGAGACACCCTCGAAAAGCCCATACTCGAGGCGCTCGCCAACCAAGCCGGAAGTAGCTTTTCCAGCACGGGTGGGAGCCTACAGATCGAGACTCGTCCTGTCGAGTTTGCGTTTGAACCCACCTTCCAGGTTGACTACCGTTTGACGCGAGGCGAGCAGGTAGTCTCCAAGAAGCTTATGACGACAGACCCGGACTTCGAGTTCTACAACAACCAAGGTGTTAAGGAGGTCCTATCGTGGCAGGAATGGGATACGCCTGGTCCCATTCATGTCATCCTTCCACAGCGTCTTATTCACACGGATGTGCCTGAGATGTTCGATGCCAACATCATGTTCGTCCGAGACAGTTGGAAACTCGCGACCGTCAAAACCAAGGCACTCACGGCGCCTATTTTCGTGTGTAGCGTGGAAGGTCTTTACAATGTCGCGTGAAGTAGAAGGTCTCGATAACCTGAACAGAATCCTCGAACTACCGCTCGGTAGTAAATTCGGGATGTTTATAGACGGTAGTATGAACTCGTTCAAGGTCGCTGGCTATCTCGATAAGGTAGCCAAAGCGTCTGGGGACCCGTTCAACATCGCCACAGTCATGATCCCGTCATATCCGTTGGTGCGTATGACCCACGCGGATGTTAGCCGAGACATCGTGTACGAGGATCCCGGTACTGGTCTCATGCGTGTCCTGTACGAACGGGACCTGAAATGTCCTATTGAAGGAATACCGTGGCATCTTAATCGTGCAGCAATCCTCCCCCGATATCTCTACGATGTAGGGTGCGCACCCTGCTTCGACGCCTGCTTCGTATTTCTCGATCGTCCGGTGGGGTCTGTCGTTACCGATCATACGGAACAGGATCGCACTGAAACGTTCTTCGTCAGTATGAACGAAATCAACAACACCCAACTCTGAAAGGAGAGCTATAATGCTCACGCTCATTTTCCTTTTCCTCGTCATGATCGGCCTCCTGGTCTTTCTCACGATCTGGGACACCTTCACCAACTCCAAGATGCTCGCAGGTGGTATTCTTGGATTCTTCCTCGCAAAGCTGCTCAACAAGCGTAAGGAAGACAAGTGAGTAGCGATACTCTGATGTGGGTTGCGGTGGGGCTATGGGTCATGGTCCCCATCGTAACCATTTTCTACCTACTGAATCGATAACCAAAGGAGAAGCACATGATCAACATCGATTTCAAGACCTATGGGCGTCTTGCAGGAGCCTTCATCCGCAACAACTCTCAGGTTATTCTCGCGGCGTCTGCGCTCGCGGGAGTCATCAGCACGGCCATTACCTCCGGTAAGGCGCACGTCAAGGCGATGGATCTCCTGCGAGAGGAGTTCCCTGAGGGAGGGTACAAGTTCACGGATGCACTTCGTCTGACGTGGACCTGCTACCTGCCGGCGGCTATTTCCATCACGGCTACCTCTGCTGCCATTATCGGTGGTACGGTCCTCAGCGAGCGTCGCTACGCGGCTATGGCTGCTGCCTACACCGTCTCTCAGGACGTCCTCGAGAAGTACGAGGATCGCGTCAAGGAGCTGACGGGTAAGAAGGGAACCGACACCCGCTCGGCAATCGCCAAGGATATTATCGAGGAAAACCTCGAGCGTCCGGAGAACAAGAGCGTGATCATCACGGGTGAGAACGTTCTTATTTCCGACTCGTACTCTGGCAGGGTCTTCCCCTCTACCATCACGAAGGTTCAGAAGGTCCTGAATCAGATCAACTCCGATCTGATCAATGGTATTTCCTCGGTTTCCCTGAACGAGGTCTACCAGTGCCTTGGGCTTGAGCAGATCTCGATGGGTGACGAGCTCGGATGGTCCAACGGCACCACGATCGAGGCTGAATTCACCCCAACGATGCTCGCAGACGAGTCCCCGGCTCTTCTGATGTCGTTTAAGCCTGCACCGGTGACCGACTGGTTCCGTCACCAGTACTGAACCGCAAGAAAAACATGTCCTATAATGAGACATATTCGCCAACTCTGAAAGGAACTCTCATGTCCAACAAGCAGGATGACGTCATCGACCTCGAAGACTACACCAAGGACGAATCTCCCATCATTTCTTTCAATGTCCCGAAGATCAAGCGCCTCGCTAAGAAGGCCCTCCCGTACGCTATTGCCGGTACTGTTACCGTCGCAACAGCTCTGGTGGCCATGATGCTGAGCCCTGACGATTCGGCAGACGCTGGAAGCTCTGACGAGACTCTCCCCGAATTCATCGAGTTCGACGCTGTCGAAACCCCTGTCGTTGAAGAGACGACTGAAGACTGAGTACTCTCAGCGCCCTAACCCCTAAACTGGGGTTAGGGTTTTTTCATTTCTAGAAAAGGAACCATCCCAATGCAGAAGATCACTGTCCAGTACGAAAACTTCGATGGCGAGACCGTTTCGGAAGACCTCTACTTCCACCTGAACGTGAAGGAGATTCAGGAAATGGAGTCCTGGTCGCCTTCTCTCACAGAGCGCATCGCTCAGATCTCCAAGACTCAGGACGGCCATGCGGTCTTCAACCTTATTCGTGAGGTCATCGAGACTGCCTACGGTGAGCGCTCTGAGGACGGCAAGCGTTTCGTGAAGACGCCCCAGATCAAGGAGAACCTCACTCAGGGTCTGGCATACGACAACCTCATCGTCGGTCTCATCGACGGAAGCATCGACATGGACAAGTTCATCAAGGGTCTTATTCCCTCGAAGGTCCTCGCGATGGCTAAGACCAACTCCGAAACCGACAAGAAGGGCCTGGAGAACTACCTGGTCGAGCACAACGTGGATCCCGAGTTCGCTGCCAAGGCGAGCGAGGAATTCCAGAAGATCGGCGAGTCGCAGGAGTAACCTGGGTTATAATGAGACCCAAGCAACTCTGAAAGGAATTCGTATGAATACGTTCTCCCCTGCAAACATCGCCGGAATCGCCGCATCATTTTGTTCTGGCGTGGTATTTCGCACGGCTCTCAAGTCAGTACTGATTGGTGCTGCTCCGATCAACCCCATCGTGAGTTTTATCGGTATCAACGCCCTATCACTGGTTCTTGAGAATCATGTGAGCCGCGCCACTTCAAGTTCGGTGCAGGAGATGGTCGACGTTTACAAGAAGACGTCCCAGAAGGTTTCTGAACAAGAAGAAGCCTGATCTCAAGCCCTAGGCCCTCTGTAATATTACAGGGGGCTTAGGGTTTTTCTTTTGAAGGAGTATCATGAACGTACCCACGCGTCCTGAAGGCGCTTATCCGGGTAACTCGGACCGGGCCAAGGAGAAAAAGGAAATCACGCCCGTGGCCAAGGCTCGCATCAAGCGTGAGTCAACAGCACGAAAGGTCGTCGGTGAGATTATTCGCGAAGACGCTCGAAGCGTCGGTGAGACGGTTCTCTGGGATGTCATCATCCCTACGGTCAAGAACCTTATTTCCGATACCGTCACACGAGGTATCGAATCCATGCTCTATGGTGGCGACTCTCGTCCTCGGTCTAGGAACTCATATTCCGATTACTCGGGGTATTCTCGCCCAAAAGGTAACCGAGATCGTCCAGCTGAAAGGCGTGAACGACGGTCTGCTCGACACGCCGAACCCGAGCGTAACGAGATCATTTTCGACAGCAGGTCTGACGCCAATGACGTCATCGACCGTATGAGCGATCTCATCGACCAGTACGGCCAGGCTTCTCTGGCCGACCTCAACGCACTCATCGGTGCGTCATCCAATTTCATTGACGATAACTGGGGATGGACCGACATGGGTTCGTTCGATGTTCGTCAAGTCCGAGACGGGTTCATGCTCACCCACGATGAGCCCCAGTCTCTCAAGCAGCGCTAATATTCACTCACAACTCTGAGAGGACATCATGTCTATTTTCCACAATGTTGCACGTGTCGTTGTCAAGCACGCCCCCACCATCCTCACGGGTGCCGGCACTGTTGGTCTCGTCGGTACTGCCGTCCTGGCAAGCCGAGCCACTCTGACCTACAAGGAGCTCATCGCAGACGAGGTCATGGTCATCACGGATGGCCCCAACCTCATGAAGCGCAACGAGCACTACACCGAAGAGGAATTCCGAAAGGACCGCATCGTATGCTACAGCCGTATCGTCACGAAGACGGTCAAGCACTACGCCCCGACGATTGCTCTGGGCGTTGCCTCGGTTGCTGCCTTCTGGTGGAGTCACTCGATTCAGTCGAAGCGTATTGCCGGCCTCGCAGCAGCGTACACCGCTCTGGACGCTTCCTACCGCAAGTACAAGAAGTCGGTCGCTTCGGTTATCGGCGAAGAGTCGATGAAGAAGGTTGAAGAGAAGATCCTCGACGACGTCGTGTTCACGGATGAGCCGTTCGAGTACGACAAGATGGCCGAGTCCGTTATTCCGGAGTACTCTCCGTACGCTCGCATCATCGACGAGACCTCCAGCGTCTGGGACCCGAGCGACGACATCACTGAGCTGAACATCCACGCTCAGCTTCAGTACATGAACGATATTCTCCGCACTCGCGGTTACCTCTTCCTGTCCGACGTCTACGACGCTCTCGGCATCCCGCGCACTCCTGCTTCGCAGGTTGTGGGCTGGCTCTGGAAGAAGGGCGAGGGGGATCACTACGTGGCCTTC